TTGCACTTTGTAAATCGTCATAATAAAGTGCAGATCACTTGGGAATCAGTAAATCATCCAGTTAAAAAAATACAGGAGATAGATTTCAGTCATGTCAGGTAAAAAAACAAAAGATAAATGGTTGCCAGCTAGGGTTTATAAAAGAAGCAATGGCACTTACGAATATCACCCCACTACTGGCGGTTCAGTAAAAATTGCTGACGCTAATGCATCACCGATTGAAGTCTTAGATGCTTATGAGCAGATCATGGGTGAAGATGGAACCCTCGGCAGCCTGTGGGAGATGTACAAACAGTCTGAACGATGGATTGATCTCAAACCAAAGACTAAAGAGGATTATTTGGGGGCTTGGGGTCAACTGAATAAGACTTTTGGCAAACATTCCCCAAGAGACATCAAGTCAAACCATGTTAGAAAATACATGGATATAAGAACCGCCAGGACCAGGGCAAACCGCGAAAGAATATTGTTAAAGAATATTTTGCGTTATGGCATCGAATACAATTGGCTTGATAGTCCTAATCCCTGCGATGTTGTTAAGCCTTTCAAAGAAACGCCCCGCGATAGGTATGTTACAGATGAAGAGTATCAAAGACAGTATGAGAGGGTTTCGGAGGTTTTACAGGTCTTTATGGAGTTATGCTATATCTGCGGAGCAAGAGGCCAGGATATACGCATATTGAAGCTGTCAGACATCCAGGAAGAAGGCGTGTTAGTTGTTCAGCAAAAGACGGGCAAGCAACAGTTAAAGATGTGGAATCCGAGACTGAGAGCTGCGGTGGATCGAGCCTTGGAGATTAGAAAAGCGCGACTTGAGAAATGTGGTCACGAATCTATGTTTTTGATCGTAACTAAAACTGGCGGTCCTTACTCTTCTGATGGGCTAAAAGCTAACTGGCAGAAATCAAAATATGAGGGTATGGATTGGACATTCCATGACTTAAAAGCAAAAGCGATTTCAGACTTTAAGGGTGACAAGCAGGAGTTTAGTGGTCACAAATCAAGGCTTCAAATGGAGAAATACAACAGGACCGCAGACAATGTTAGGGTGATCGATTTTAGCTCAGTAAAATGATGTTAGCATTATGTTAGCATTCCGCGATATTGAACTTTAACAACCAACCATAACCTATTGATTTTATTGGGGTGACTGACGGGGTTCGAACCCGCGACCACCGGAGTCACAGTATCTAGTTAAACTTTTATATATCAATAACTTACATATAAAATGCTAACATACATCTCAAGATTAAGGCAGAATATAGATAACCTATAGATGGTTCCGAATCGCCTTAAATCCCTGTTGCATAGGTCGCTGGCGATAGATTCCTTGCTTCGGTTGCTGCCTGCTCCCTTCTTATACCAGGAGCCTCTTCTGCTTCTCTTTCAAGCCTGTCGCGTTCTGTGTTTAAAATCTGCGATGCTTCCACCAGACTAGCACCCTTGATTGCTCTAATAATATGAGTCGGAATATTCTCTCTGCCCCAAACAGAAACCATAACAGGCTCTACCAATTTTCTGAGGCTGCCGCTTGATAAAGCCTCTCTCACTGCTTGAGGCGATAAGTTTGAATTCAGCAATATGTCACTTGCCATTATCAAGCCTCTTTTATAAACCTCATCGCCCTTATCTTTGCTTAAATTATCAAACAACTGTGCAATTAATCGAGATTGGGAAAGACCTGTCGTATCACCCGCCGCCCACATTACACTTTGAACAGTATTCATCATGTTTTGTGAAGCCTGCCCTTTGTCAAAAGTTTGCGACCCACCAAGAATTGCGTTCCTAGTTCTTAGGAATTCGCCCTCCCGTTCAATACCGACAATAAAATTGTCAAGACTTTGATCGCTGCCACGAAAAGCTATATTAAGCTTCTCAAGGTTTTTTTGGTTGCGTATAACGCCTTTTGCTGAATTGCTGTTTATAGGCGCGTTGGCAATTTGCTCTAATAGTGAATCTCTCGCGCCAACCTTAAACGCTTCCATTTCGGCTTGCCCATACATTGAAATCAAATCTTCAATCATTTCGGAGGAAACATTATTTTCAAAAAGGTTTTGACCTACCTCGACTGCTCTTTTTAGTTCCTGAACTCCAGCAAACTGCTCTCGCGCTGCTTTAAACCCAGCAAAATGATTATCCGCAGCATCGACAAAACGATTCCTCAACTGAACGAGGCTTCGGCTATAAGCCGCCCCCGCTGAGGAGCCGTCCATTCCTTTCATGCTTGTGGTTATTGCATCGTCTAACGCCCATTTGACCTCGTTGATATAATCAAAATTATTTTCAAACTCAGGCGAACCAGTACTATTCCTCTTAGCTTTCCTAGCTCTGGCGATTGCATTCCTCATATCTTCGGTATCTTCAACGCCAGCAGTACGAACTCCACCGCTTGAATTCACAGTAAAATCTGGAATCTCTCCGGGCAAGAGGTCTTTATCCCCCATAATAGCCCTTAGCTGCGGCGGAATGGGTTCACTGCCAGCGTCTCGCGCTAGTTGGTAAAGATCATTAATATCTTTCTCCGATCTAGTCTCAAGAAGATTTACATAGCCACGGCCACCTACAGTGCCAAGCTCTCTATCAATTGCAGTATTCATCCTGCCACTGCTGCCTGTATTGGCAGGATCGCGTGGATCACCTTCAATCCTATCTCTGAGAGGTCTGGTATCTCGGCCGCTGACCACTCCCTGACCTCGACCCTCTCTGACTATGTTTCTAAAAGCATCTTCAACATCAACTGGCAACCCTTCTGGCCCCAATCGCTTATAAGCATCAACGGCCTCATCAATCGTTAAGCCGCTTTTATCAAGTGCGTCAGCCAACAACCGGCGAGCGGCAACCTCACTTAATTGAGCAATTCCACCCTCTAACGCAGGGGCGTATCTATTTCGCAATGCTCTAGCTAGTCCTGGCCCTGTCATCACTGCAATGGGAGCTATAATCTCCGCAGCCAATGACGAATTGCCGTCCTCATCTGCGAAATACCCGCCAGCACCACCACTTACCCCCGCAAGCATAATCTCTGTGCCAAAATCCATCCTTTTAAACGGGTTCATGACAGCTTTGAGGCCAGGAACTCTAGCCCCTATTCTTGCAACTCCACTGATTACTGGAACGCCAGGGATGCCAAACATGACGGAATCAACAGCGGTATCAACAGCGGTAGCCACTCGATTATTGCCTAAAATCTCCCGTGAAGTATCTGCTCTTGGATCGCCAAGCAACGTACTGTTGCCAAATTTAAAGGGGATCATTGGGTCATGTTTTAACGGAAGGCCAAAATCATCTCTGCTTGGGTCCGTTTGACGGATCGCAAGCCCTTGCTCATCTCTCTGTTCCCCGTATTTATCAGGTAGCAATTGCTCCGCTGCATAATTTGCAATTGAAGTAGCTGTATCAATAGTGTTGCCTATTGCTACAGGCATTCGCTGAAGAACAGCCTTTCCTATGTTTGGACCAGTAACTCCCACTTCTGAAAGTTGAGCGACTTCATTTGCTATACCATCAAAAGTCGCTTTGTGCATAGCAACCTCAGTTTCCCACCCCGGTTGCTTTAGTCTTTCAAGCTCCTGCATCTTTTTGAAAAGATCATATTGGATTTCTTCGCGGGTTTTATCTGCCATTGGGAGAGCCTCCGTTCAGCCTAAGAAACTCCTGATATTCAAGGTCAGCCGCTCCAGTTGGGTCGCTATTCTCAGTGACAGCAGGCTCCTCGCCCCTTAAGGCCGCATCTGCCGCCGCTCGTTGTTCTGCTCTACCGTTATAAGTTTCTTGTCTTGTTTCTTTCCACTCTTGTTCGTATTCGTATTTGTTTACATATTTGCCCGGATTATTCCTTTGGAAATTGAGATACCCTGATAATTCCGAAGCCAAAGCCAACTGTGCTTCTTTTCTTCTTTTAAAGTAGTTCAACGCTGCTGCGTTAGTTGTAAATCTTGGAACAGCCGTATCCATTGCAAGCTCTAATTCGGCTTTGCTCAATGCGCCAAAAGTGACGGACGCAATGACATTTAAACCAGCCTGTCGAGCAAGTTGATTAAATTCGATTGTTGGATTATCTCTAAGCCACTCAGGAACATAAGTTGAAAAAATAGTTCCGCTTGCCCCTTCATCCTCGATTAATTTGATAAACCTATCATTTTCCCTGACTTGACTCAGGGCCATATTAACCGCATCAGAGGTTAGCGCTAATTGTTCAACAGACCTCTCTCCTTCTGCTTTTGCTGCTGCGATTGCTCCAGCATCGTCTATATCTGACTGCCGACCCGCTGCAATTGCTGCCGAAATATTTTCAGTCCCAGTAATAACAACGCCATCAGCACCCTTAACAATGGACGTTCCGTTAGATGTCTGGGTCCAGGTTGTGCCATTTTTGAATCTTTCAATGTCAACCGGGAAGCGATTTTGTCGAGATTGAATTAGTGCCTCTTGCTCCGCAAAAGCGGCTTGCAAAGTTGCCGCTCCAGCCGGGTTTGATTGTGAAACCCTTCTCAATATTTCAGATCGGTGTTGTGGATTGTTGGCATTCAAGCCCTGCAATTGCTGGCCCATAGCCTCTCCTTGAGTCTGAAAGCCTCTAACACCCATGTCCCTCCCGCTAATCCTAATATTCTCAGTAATGCCTGGAATGCTGCCAGCAATACCTCCAGCAAGGAGAGCAAATGGATGCCCCGACTGATCGTAACGAGAGCGGATTTGTTGACTAGCTTCATCAACTTGCCTACGTCTTTTCGCAGGGGTGTCGATGATGTCATCGAATGCCAGTGATATGTCTCTGAAGTCAACCATGATTTACCCCTGCGATTATTGGTTAAAAGGGTTTAACGCTTTAAATGCCGCATCTAAAACTGCCTGACTCGGATCAGAGCTTGGACCTGTAGCTGCTTGATCGTTCATTAGCATTCCAAAAATGCTGTTAAGAGCTTGCCGTTTAATGTCAGCAGACATCTGCTCGGTCCCAAGATCATAGTTCAGCTCTTGTGTCGCTAAGTCACGACCGTAACCGCCAAGTTGCCGTCCAGCCACGGTAGCCATTTCCGCAATGTTAAGGCTCGGTTGCATTGCATCTATCAACTCTCTAGTTGGTTGATAAGACGCATCTAAAAAGGCTCCTGCCATGTTTCCGCTTAATGCTCGATCATCTCGCGCCTGACCAATTCCCATTAGCCTTCTGTCTGAAATATTTGCAGCATCAGCTCGCGCTTGCTGCATTGCCATAAGCTGATCTTGTCCCGACTGCTCTAGTTTTGCCTGCTCCATTGCAAACTGCTCTGGAGAGCCACCATAAGCCGATGTTTGCAGTCCAGTGCGTCCTTGGGCAAAAAGTTTTTCATCCAAGGAAAGTTGATCCCTAAGTTGGCCTGGTTGACGCATAGTCTGGAATTGCTTAAATAAAGCATCTTCTCTAGTTGTGAGATTAGTGGTATCAAATGGATCAGTGAGTGACCTGTTTCCCCCTATATATTGCTCAAGGTTGAAACCATAATCATCATTAAAAAGAGGATTGCCAGCCGCGTCCATTAATTGATTGCCAGCAGCATCAAGTTGTGGCCGTCCGTAAGCACCTTGGCCTAGAGATGAATTTAGAAAATTAGTCCCGCCAGTTCTTAGGCTGTTAGCAAGAGCCGTCTGATTCGCATTTAAGTCATAAGAAACATCTCCATCACTGCCGTCTGTCTTGGCTTCCCCGTATCCGGTGGTAACGGAAAATGGCTTGAATGTGGTGTCGTTTTTTATTGTGTCGTAAAAACTTGTAGGCGTTCCATCGGCATTTAACTCTGGCATGCCAATTCTTGTCTTTGCTGTATCAGAGAGGTCCGAAAGCGTTTTACTTGCCTGATTAGCCGCATACAATTGACCAGCAGCACCAATAAGGTTAGACCCATTCTTGTTGAAAAAGTCTAAAGTATTACTGGCTAAATCACCCCATGTAATTGCCATTAGAACGTCCCTCCATCAATAGTCGTAGCTCCAGAAAAGGTTCCACTCACGCTTAGATTTACGCAGGAGAGAGTCCCGGTTGCCGTACCACTAGCAGCATCGAGCTTTGAATTTACCGCTGTTTGAATTGCTGTGAATTCTGTGGTGAATTCAACACCGTTTAAAACCTTGAGCGGGTTGCCCTGCGCCAGATCATTTTTAGAACCGTAATTAGTGATTATCGTGTAATTAGACATTAGATGATTCTTCCGATAAGCGAGTGAATATTGAGTTCTTGGAAAGCTATACCTTTACCGTCAATTGTGGTCGTTAAACCCACCGCAACGATAGAACCAGAACCGCCCGTATTCACCTTTTCTTTGTTAATAAGTTGTGATGAGGGTTCGTATTCAGCCGAAGTTAGGTTGTACTCAGCTACATCATATTCACCCGCCGTAAAACTTTTTAAAGTGTAGGCTTGCTTTTGAAAATCACCGCTGTAATCGTAAGCCCAATTCAAAACAACCGTAGCATCCGAGCCGTTAAAAGTCGTTATGTTGACCGCTTTGAGAAATTTAAGCCGGGACGAATCCCCGAAGGACAAAGGGTGAGAAAAATACTGAAGATTAAAGCTCGCTGTATTGTCTTTATATGTGTCGTATTCGCCAATTCCTGCAAGCACACCAATATAAAGCTCATCAGCATCCGTGACCGTAAAACATAGCGGGGACATAGATGACCATGTTGTTACTCTATAACTTCCGTTCTGCAATGGAGATCTCGTATCAAAACAATAAACCACGCCTCCCGTTGGAAAGTTGATTAGGAAAAAAGCATTTTGAGCATCATAAACAGTTTTGATGTTTCCTGTTTCTGACCTAGCTCTTGATTTTATATCGTTGTTTACGTTTTTAGATATATCACCAAGAGGACTACTCTTTTCTTGTATAGTTCTGGCTAAAGACCGAACGCCACTGTAATCAAGAAAAAGAATGTCTTGTCCTGTTGATTGAACGCAATCTCGTGAAACAATACCAATATTTAGGATTGTGTCAGCTAGTGCCATTGTTGAAGGCGATCCCGCCCCTGAGTAAAGCAAAATAGATCGCTTGCCAAGGATGATTAAAAAATCGTTATGAGCTATCAGGCTGACTATTTCATCAAACCCACTAGGCCAGACGGTTGTTAAATCAAGGCTTCCGCTACTGCCCCCACTGAAATCTACACCATCTAACTGATCGGAAAAATAGAGAGTCCGTTTGTTGCCGGTGACATCAGCGGCCCAAATTCGGCCAAAAGCTGCAAGACAGACATTTCCCTGCGGTGCTGTTCCTGCCGCTCCAGCGTGAGCCGAAATCGTGGTAAGAGCTGAGGTAGCTGCGTCATAGACTAAAGGCGCGTGGCCTATCTGATAAAAATAGAATTTATTGCCAAGTGAAGCCATCGACCAGTTGTTTGCTGAAATAGTAAGGCTTCCAGTTATATCAACAAGAGTCGAGGTTCCTTTGAAAATCTTGTTATTGCCGCAGGAGAATACAATTTTGGTTCCATCGTATTGAATAAACTCACCAATGGACTCAATTCCAGCACTAGAGCCAAGAACAGCAGATCCGTTTGAGCTAACCATCTTGTAACCTTTGCGCGAAGCCACTCTTCCTTCTTTATCAATAATGCAATTGGTGGCATCAGCAGCAAATGAGGGGTCTTGCTGCAAAGGGGCATCCTGGGTATTAATTCCAGCAAACCCTGGTGCAGATATAGTTATGTTTTGAAGTGCCTGGGCCATCTAATTAAACCGCCACAAAAGTCAGTTCGTTCTGGTATTTGTTTGCATCAAGCTGAATAGCATCACCCAAAGCAATAGATGCGATTCCAAACTGTTCTGCTCCACTTTGACCCCCCGTTTCACCCCTTTCTCTCAATGCCATTGCAAGAGCTAACTGGATTACAGGATTGCTTGGTACTTTTAAAAACGTAGCTCCAGAATTCAGAGCTGGCTGTGGAATAACCATATCAAAACGCAGTTGATATATAGCGTCTGGAATGGGATAAACATCAACTTGCAATTGTCCTGTAGCATCAGTGCCGTTCCATGTGAAACAGTCAGGCGATGATTTTGGTGATGTTCCAAGATAATTTTGATTGTTGAAATAGTGTCTAGTTTTTCCGTTCAAATACCAGTTTGAAGTGTCATTCATTACTTCTTTTAAAATAGCGTCCTGATAAGCGCCTGTGATCGCATAAGTGCTTTGATCATCCACTGTCGGCACAACAATAGTCTGCCTTAAGGAAGTCCATTCATGTGAATTTTCAACCGTTGTTTTTGCGTCATTAATCAAATCGCCAATCATTATTGAATAACTGTTTTCAGCAATACCTGTGACAGTATTTTCTCTGAGCCTTCGCATAACGGAATTTATAAGATCAAGAAAATTCATAGCTAGTACCTTCTTCCAAAAAAGCTATCGGTAATGGGAGTGTCGCTCTGAAGGCGTTTTTGCCGAGCTATAAATGTGCGTTCAAGCAGAGTAGTTGGTTCTAGGTCTATTTTTGGCACTGGTCTTGCTGTTATTCGATCTAAAGCCGCCCCACCGCCTCCAAACCCGCCGACAGTGCCTTCAACAGTGCCAGCGACAGTACCAGCAACGGTGCCAGCAACGGTGCCAGCAACGGTGCCAGCAACGGTGCCAGCCACAGTACCGGCAACAGTACCAGGATCAGCCGGGACTACTGGATTAACCGGATCAACTGGAACTACTGGATCAACAGGAACAACAGGACTAACAGGATCAACAGGTGCTACTGGATTGACCGGATCAACAGGAACAACAGGATCAGCCGGGACTACTGGATTAACAGGGTTTACAAGATCAACTGGAACTACTGGATCAACAGGATTAACTGGGTTAACTGGGTTAACTGGGTTTACGGGGTTAACTGGGTTTACAGGATCAGCCGGGACTACTGGATTGACCGGATTGACAGGGTTAACCGGGTTAACAGGATTGACCGGGTTGACAGGGTTAACTGGGTTTACGGGGTTAACGGGGTTGACGGGATTTACTGGGTTAACTGGGTTAACTGGGTTGACGGGATTAACTGGGTTAACTGGGTTAACAGGACTATTTGATGCCGCTGCTGCCGCTGCTGCCGCTGCTGTTACTGCCGCCGCCGTTAATGGCCCTGTGAAAATATTATTATTATCTGGAGCTACACTCGGTATTAGTGGAGTTGTAACTATATTATCTTGATCAGCACTTACATTTCCATTTGCGCCAGAATACATATCGCCTACTTTATAGCTACTTTCATTATCTCCCAGGTCAACGTAGTTACTCACTCCCGTAACGGTATTTGTAAAAACGCCATTTCCTTGATATTCATAGATCATTTCATCCCCAAATAAGGGATCACCCGTATCGCCCGGTAATGCTGGATCAACAGGAACAACAGGATCAGCTGGAACAACAGTGACAGTATTTTGAAGGACTACATAGTCATTAACAGCTTGCTCTGAAATTCCGTATAGCTCCGCAACTTCCTTAGCAGTTTTAGTGTTGTTATTTATTTCATCAACTAGTGCATCAATCTCTTCTTGAGTAGCTTGATTTATGTCAAGCGGGGGAGAACTAGGGACAACAGGATCCGCAGGGACAGGCTCGTTAGTAGGGCTTGGGCTATCATCACCCCCGGAAAAAATGCCTCCTATAGCTCCTACGGCTCCTAAAATAGCTTCAACGGCCGTGGCTGGACTACCGCTACCGCTACCGCCACTGTCATCACCCTCGATTATAGAAATATCTCTTCCGATCATTCCGTTAGCGTCAGCCATCTCATAATAATCAAAAGTCGCTGTATCTATTAATTGTCCATCACTTCCAGTTGTAATTCCGTGATCGGTTAATATTTGCAAAACCGCAGCATTTTTTTCTTCTTTTGACTTCTCTATATTTTCTGCTAACCACTTATCTTTGGCTTCAAAAGCTGCATCTCTAACCGCTTTAATAATATTTGCTTCTGAATAGTTGCCGCTATTTAGGACATCAGCAGCAGTCGCAGCAGAATTGGCTGCTAAAACATTGGACCCAGCATCGCTAAAAACGTCATTTATTGAGTTACGCCAATCCATTGTATTATCAATTTGATCCACAAATGTGTCACGTTTTGCTCCAACTAATAATTCAATAATATCCATTATTTACCTACTTTTGAAACACGTTCAAATGTACGCATTGTGCCTAATCCTAAAAGAGCCATTAGGACCGGAAGCATTACGGAGGTGTCAATTTGTGGAACTATAATTCCAAATGGATGTGCAAGAGGCGCAACAAGAAAGTTTACTCCAAATCCAGCAACACAAACCCAAGCAGTCGCAGGTCTCCAAGATGATTGAAACCAGTTTCCTTGAGCCTCAACTTTATTAAGCTCTATCTGAGCTGTCATTTGGTTGTCTGCAAGAACAGCCAATTCGTGACTTAGTTTTTCGCGCAAATCCCGATCTGGAATTGCCTTTTCCAAGATCGACATTGCCGGGTTTATGAGAGCAGTAAGTGAAGCCAGCATTTAGATAGCCGCCCAAACTAAGCCGACAAAGATTACAAGCCCGATCACAATTGATGCGCCTAGAGTTGAATGAGTAGTTGTCTGCACAAGTCTCCAGGCTGGTCCACCAATGTATTTTGCTAATGCGTTTTTAATCATTTGCCTACATCTCTTTTTTTGTCATTAAATTACTCTAACCTTAAGGTTGTTCCCAGCCAGGGCTGTAATTCTTACCTTGTTTTGAGCGGGAGCATCAAAGTCATAATCAGTACCAAGAATTGCACCTTTATTTAAAACAGTGGCATCGTAGTTGATTGCTACACCGTCTGATGAAGGCACAGTAGTTCCGCTTGCTAGGTTGAACACGATGGCTAAGTCTAGGTCGTTGCCCAAGACTATGTGGTTCGGGTCTGTGACAGCGTCTAGTTGAGTCTTGTCCATCTTGTTTGTGTAGCTTGTTACTCCCATAGCGTACTCCCTTATGAGGTTGTCACTATAGTTTAAAATATACATTTTAGTCCCGTCATTATTCACCCTTACTTTAGCAGTTCCTCCAATGTTAATGCCAAACAAATTGACATAAGATGCCGTAGAAACATCAAAACCTGTAGTCAGGGTATATTCATAAACCTCTCGGTTGTCGTTACCAACGACATACATGTGAGTTCCGTCTATACTGAATCCAAGACCCGTAACAATTGTGCTTTGAGTGCCAACATAGAAATTTTGACTGTAAGAAGCTGTAGACACATCAAACCCTGTAGAAAGAGAGTATTCGTTTACGTCATCTCCAGAATATCCAAGAACAAACATTTTAGTTCCGTCAGGATTAAACGCCAAAGCGTAAGGCGTTGCTTCTTGACCTGATATAGAAAAGCTATCCGTAAATGAGGCAGTAGATACGTCAAACGCCGTAGTCAATGAGTATTCGTTTACATCTTTGCCTGTACTCCCAAGCACAAACATCTTAGTCCCATCGGTACTTAAAACTACGTCATGTGGGGCGGTATCTTGCGCGGCAACACTAAAGCTATTAACGAAAGAAGAAGTGCTTACATCAAAAGCTGTAGATAATGTGTATGAGGAAACGCTATCGCTAGATGTTCCAACTACATACATTTTGTCTCCCGAAGGACTAAAACAAAAACCCATTATGCTTGTTTGTTGGCTGGCAATAGAAAAATCATCAACAAACACAGAAGTTGTTACGTCATATGTCTGGACCGTATAAGTAGCACCCTCCATAGCCTCCGCAATCGTAGCAAGCTCAGTATTCGTAGTACCATTCGCCCACGTTTCTGAAGCGTATGTGCCGTTAGAATTATACTGCCACGTTCCACCGTTATTCCGAACGATGTCTCTCTCGCCGCTTGTGTTGTCTACTATGCCCCACGTTGTTCTATCGTCTGTAGAGATGCAGTAGTTTATAGTGCCACTACCCGCAGCTTGGTTAGCTGTCATAGAGTTGATGTCTGTCCAGTAGGTTGAGTCTATGGAGGCTGTGGTGTGGACTGGGTTGTAGCCTGTTGCGGTTGCAATTACGCCTACGTTGTATTCGTTTACATCGTCTCCACTTTCGCCCAAAACAAACATTTTAGTGCCGTCAGTGCTAAAGGTTAATCCTGTTGGGGTTATTTCTTGAGCGGCTATACTAAAGCTATCTGTAAATGTTGAGGTACTAACATCAAAGCCAGTAGATAGCTGGTACTCATTAACATCATCTCCTGAAGGGCCAACAACAAACATTTTCGTACCGTCAGTATTAAAAGCTAATCCGTGCGGGTCTGTTTCTTGTGCTGATACTGAAAAACTGTCAGTAAACGAAGAGGTTGATACGTCAAAGCCAGTAGTCAATGCGTACTCATTAACATCATCTCCTGTAGAGCCAAGAACAAACATCTTTGTGCCATCAGTGTTAAAAGCTAAAGCGGTAGGAACTGTATCTTGTGAGCTTACACTAAAGGCATCAATAAACGAGGCGGTTGACACATCGAAGCCGGTTGACAATGCGTATTCGTTTACGTCCTGACCGCTTTGTCCACAAACAAACATTTTAGTACCATCGGTGTTAAAGGCTAATCCTCTTGGGATTGTTTCTTGCGACCCTACAGAAAAAGAATCAACGAATGTAGCACTTGAAACATCAAATTCTGTAGACAACGTGTATTCGTTTACGTCATCTCCTGAAAAGCCAACCACAAACATTTTTGTGCCGTCAGTGTTGAAAGCTAGGTCTTGTGGTTCAGTCTCTTGACCTGATATTGAAAAGCTATCTACGAAAGATGCCTCTGAAACATCAAAGCCCGTATTTACACCACTCAGCTCTAAGTCACCGTCCGTAGTGTTATACACTGCGCCGTACATCTCCCAAGAGCCAGAGGCAACCTGAGCGTATGACGTAGGAGTTGTGGTTTCTACATAGGAGCCGCTTGTGGCTGTTAAGACAAACACGCCTGAGTTGGCTTCAATGGTCTTGCCTACGTCCGCGGAGGTGAATGAGCCTGTGCCTAGTGTTAGCGGCGTAGAGATAGTGTATTCATTTACGTCATCACCTGTATAGCCACACACAAACATCTTAGTGCCGGTGGTATTGAAGGCTAGTGCAGTAGGGCTTACCTCTTGAGAGGCTACTGAAAAGCTGGTGTTAAACGATGCAGTAGATACATCAAAGCCTGTTGCTAGTGTGTATTCGTAAACCGAATCGTTATCCCTTCCCGCAACAAACATACTAGTTCCGTCAGCGTTAAAAGCTATACCTTCTGGGGTCAGGTCTTGACCTGCTACGCTAAAAGCATCTGTATACGAAGCTGTTGATACGTCAAAGCCAGTTGATAGTGCGTACTCGTAAACACTATTGCTGGTATCACCAACAATAAACATCTTAGTTCCATCGGTGTTAAAGGCTATATCTTGTGGTTTTATATCCTGTGCTGCTACACTAAAACTATCCGTGTACGAAGCTGTAGAAACATCAAAGCCAGTTGATAAGGCATATTCGTAAACAGCGTCTCCGGTAGAGCCACTGATAAACATCTTAGTGCCGGTGGTATTGAAGGCTAGTCCATAAGGATTCAGATCTTGAGCTGCAACACTAAAGGCATCTGTAAACACGGCAGTAGAAACATCGAAGCCAGTTGATAAGGCATATTCATTAACATCGTCTCCTCCATTACCTGTAACAAACATCTTTGTTCCGTCTGTATTAAACGCTAATCCCTGTGGGTTTGTTTCTTGAGCTGCTACTGAAAACACTTGTGTATAGACCGCAGTAGAAACATCTCCAACACCCCAATCCAAAGTAGTCGCCGGCGCGCTATCCAGCCTTGTGTAGTTCTCAGTAGTAGAATTGACATTCCAGTTATTATTAGTAACAGCGGTCTGTGCTACTTCTTTAGTCACAGAAACAACAGGTGCGAGAACGCTGTCAGTAAGGCTAATAGTAGTTGCTTGTCCGTTAGTAAATGTTTGAGTTAGCGTTCCAAGCGTTGAAGGTGGTAGGTTCGTAAATCCTATATTCCCACTAGAAGTTTGAGATAGGATTTGTCCGTTATTCCCATTCGCCGTAGGAAGTGTAAACTGAGCGGCAAACGCTGCAAGATTTGCGTCTAGGCCTGGGATTGTTGCCCAAGAAGCTACACCGCTGCCATTACTTGATATTACTTGACCTGACGTTCCATCGCTTGCTGGAAATACAACACCTCCAGCCGTTAAATTTGTTGTTGCAAAGGTTGTTAAACTACTTGAGCCACTTCCAGAAATATTTCCTGTGACATTGCCCGTTAGCGGCCCGGCAAAACTTCCTGCTGTAACACCGCCAGAAAAAGCCGCAGAGGTAAGTCCAGATAAGGCAGCATCAAGATTGACTGTTAATTCCTGACCCGAAGCAGTTGTAGATATATTTATGCCGCCAGCAATATCAAGAATTTGAGAATTTAAGTCCACTGATTGCTGACCGCCAGCGTCACCCTGGAAATCTAAGTCTTGATTAGTCGAAACAGAATCAACGTAGTTTTTTACAGAAATAGCAGTAGGGACATTTACGGCAGAAGCCCCAGACATTGTATCTGAATTTAAAAATGAGGCTATTGAGATTGAGCCATCACTTAAATTTCCAAACTGAATTGTGCCTGACGCATTAACGCCTACAAGAGAAGTCCAACTTCCGCTTGATAACGAAGCAGTTCCATCCGTTAAAGTTGCCCCGGTAACACTACCGGAAGTAGATAGGCTTGCTCCCGCAATAGCTCCAGAAGCATTAACCGCAACACCGTTGAAGGTTCCTGTTGCTGTGATTGCTCCAGTAGTAATACTTGAGGGATTTGTGCCAATCTCAACAACCGCCGCAGAAGCATTCTCAGTAAAGAGCCTTCTATCTGTGACATTGACCGCAAGTTCTCCCTGGACAAGCTGTGAACTTGTTGGGACATCGGTAGCAGTGCTGGAATTCTTGGTTACTATTATGGGCATGAGTTCCCCTTACTTTAAAAAGAAGGGGGGGAAATGAATACCCCCCCGAACTATGGGGAATTGTTACGCATTCACGATTAAGGTGAACGCACTGTCAGGACGATATGCAACACCGCCATAAAGTACATCACCAGTTAGCAAGTCAGCTAACCACTCTTGCTTGTACTGAGTTTGAACCCGAACGTCTTGCTGCATAGAAAGAACAAGAGAAGATTCATGCAAAAGCATAGCTGCCTTCAATTCACCGCCAGCCGTATTCTCAGCAGCAGTTTCAGTTACAGGACAGTTGGTACTGACCATAATATCAATACCATAAATGTTACCGATCTTTCCGTTAACTACACCCTGGCCGCTAACAAAGTCAGAGCTTACATAACGGTCGATGCCCATCATGGTTGACCTGGCGCTAGGTGGGATTACGAAATATCGCTTGTCGAAAGGAACATCTGCGTCATCTTGCTTAACGATCAAGCCTCTGAATCCCGCGTCCGTTAATAGGTCCGTGACGGTCACTGTGTCAACCGCGTAGGGGGTAAGACCATTGGTGCTATCAACAAAAAAAGCTGCTGAATTTACCGGAGAACTGCCGTTACCATCACCTAGATTCTTGCCTAACGCATGTAAAAAAGTGTCTACGTTTTTGGAAAGTGCATAACCGCAATCATCAGTATAAAACTCCTGAGCTGAAGCTAGTTCCTGCATCTTCGCCACATCTTCAAGCAAGCGTGAATACTCAAAATGCTGGTTGATAACAATAGGGACGTTGGTAGCAGTATCGTTCTGGATCGTTACCGCTGTTCCTGCTGCCTTCGCCGTTACACTTCCACGGCCCGGAGCGGGTACGTTAATAGTGTCACCTTTTTTGCCCGTCATAGGCATTTGCTTGACAATATTCGCCATTACGATGCGCTGCTGGAAAGCTGCGCGTACTTGGTCGCTCCACAACTCAGGAATAAATGAAGCCTGAGTTGTTACATTACTTGCACCGCCTTGGGCGGGATATACTGATGTTGCCATGATGAATCACCTTAAATTGTAAGAAAATAAATTAAGTGACCCTTCCCTCTCGATACATCTTCTCAATTTGAGGATAAAGACGCCGATAGCGTTCGGGGTCATTCATTCTGAGTTTGACGAGATCATCACGCGAGATACTTTTACCAGCAGACGTTTCTGAAGAACCTTGAGCGTTACCCGTTGCCCCTCTGCGAGCCTCGGCTTTTCGATCTTGATTCTTTAGTGCTTCTATTTGTGGAGATGGCTGGCTTACCGACTTATAAGCAGATAAAAGCTCATCCATTATTCCAACATTCATAGACTTCATGCCACTGGTATAACTCACGGTGCGACTTGGTGACTGTGCAATATAATTCTTAAAGCCATCGGTATTTAACACAGTAGAAGCGTCTGGATGCCTCGCCTCAATATCACGAGCCGCGCCTTCAGCTCTCATTCGAGAGAGTTCTTCTTGCTGGTGTCTCATTGCCGGATGATCTTCAATGCTTTGTTTAATAGCACTAGCCGGATCGCCAAAATAGTCAATCTCTTTGGCTTTGGGTTGTTCAACTTGCAGTTGGCTGTCAACGTAACTTTTCGCGCTTTTCATAGCCTCTATTTCACGCCTAACGTCTGCGACTTCATTAGATTGCCTACCGATCATAGATTTCTGATCGTCCAGCATTTTTTCTAAATCATCACGAGTTTTAGCGCCATAGGTGCTGTCTGTCGCTTCCGGTTGTCCCTCTCCCTGCATTGGTGTTTCCAAGGCATCAATTGGGTCGTATTCAGATTGCTCTGTTGCTTCTGCCATTGCCGTATTTTCTCCTGATTAAGTTATCCATTAGGGCTTAAAGATTATTCCGCAGGACCGTGGAGTTCAGTTTCTCTGCGTTCTGCCTTTATTCTCTTCTGCCTACCTTTTGCCCATTTCATCGTGGCTCCTGGGAAGTCACCACTAACGACATCGAGCATTGGTCCTGCATAAGAGACTAATCGAGTTGATAACTGCCGACAGTTAGGGCAATCAATTTGCTTCACTGAATCGTCTATAAATTTCTCTGTTATATGCCCGGAGGGGCATTTGAAATCATAAATCTTTCTGCTCATACAAATCTTCAACCTGATCCCTCAGTGAAGTGACTAAGGCGATGACATCTAGCTGCCCCTTTCGGAAGCGTAAATCATCGTTATCTTTCGTCCATTGCACTGAATTTATGTTGACTCTATTTTCCTCAAGCTGGTCTATGAGGAACTTCCAGCCATCTGTCAAAAACATTTCAAACATCGCTTCGCAATATTTTTCATCTTCTAACGACAGACTCATGTGATTTTCACCGTAACACCCATATTAAACTTCGTAAAGTATCGTAATTTATCTAATATTACGGGCCACGTTAGCCCTTGATTGATCAATTCCGACCTTTCTTTCTTTGATTGCAGTTTCAGCTATTTTCAGCTTTAGCTTGTCATCCTTACTTAGATCGCTGTCGGAGCGAGTAAGGTCAGCAATAGCCTCAATTCGGTCACTTTCGAGCTTAATTGGGATGCCTATAGTCTCTGCCTGGATCTTTTTAGCTCTAGCTTGCGACTCGGTTGCTTGACCCACCAATGCAGCAGTTTGCCCTTGTGTAAACTCAAGCTGAGTTTGAGCATTGACTTGCTGCATCTCTTGAGCCTGCGGATCAGGCTGCATAGATTGATCAATCATCGCATCGAGTTCTTCACGGTTTGAAAGAGCCATATTGTTTATAATTGACTTAATCAACGCAGGATAAAGCGGATTGTCTTGGGGCATAGTCTGCAACAACTGAACTAATTGCGTGACCTCATACTCTCTTTGCAGAATTCCAAGGCTGGAAGTGACAGTAAAAACGAAATCTTCCACCGGATAATTCTCAGGGTCATACTGCATGTAGCGAAAAGCTGCCATTTTCACAAAGGGGATCAAAAAGCTCTCTTGAAAGTTGACCAAGGTGCGTTTTTGGCGCTTTATGATGGCAGATAGCCCCATTGAGAGGGTTGATGCAGCGGTATCACTGAGATTACCCGGCATAGCAGAGTCTACTGCACCAGTTGCTTGCTGAACCATCTGCTGAAGCGCATTAGCTTGAGCAAAAGTGATTTGATTTACTTGACCAAAATTAAAAGGCTGTAAAACCTCCGCAGGATTGCCATTAGTTAGGATGATCTTCCCTGGCCTTATCTCTGGCTGTGATCCTCTAGGAATTCTGGTGCTGTCCATCGCCATCATAGGCGAATTGGTTAAGGCTAAAGCGTCAATTCTAGCTCTAAGCTCAGTATCTAAGGCTTTTTGTGAGTGATATGCCTTCTCAGCTACCCCACGCCCCCAAAATCTTGACGGTACAACGTCCCAAGGAAAGGCAATAACCGGGCGATCTCCCATTATGTAGGGGTTTTCAATCGCTTTTAATACAGTGTTACCGTTAGCGATGACAATGCAGGCCTCAACGTAATACGGGCCTTCATCAATATCATCTTCATCTTCAGCAAAAGGTAATAAGAATTCATCGTTGTCTTCTTTTGACTCTTCTTCCAGTTCGGATATGATTTCCTCAAATTCATCAATTGGGTTTTCTAGTTTAAACTCATCAAGTAGATGTCGAGGAACAAGACCGTAATATTTTGTAAGCCTAACAACATGATCAGGCTGATCGCTCAACGTAGGGTCTGGTTCAAGAATATCGGTGCTGGTAGCGCCAGAGCTTTCAATAGTGACATCTTTATAAATGCCTTTTTCCTGCATCAACTTGATTGAATGGGGGGAAACATCTTCATCAATGACCACCCCCAAGCTTGATTGAATATCGGTGGCTTCTGGTTGAATTAAGAAGTTTTGAGGAAGGACTGCTTTTAACTTAACAACTGTTCTTTCTTGCTCTTGTGTGCCTTGGGCCATCATACCGCCCATTGGTCTTGTCGCTGGTGTTTTTTCATTCTCTAAATCAATAATGACTTCTGCTATCCCAGTTCCAAAAATAGCTGCGTTGAGTAGAACTTCACCAACATCTTGTCTAATTTTTTGTTTCTGAAAATCCTCGGTTAATTTATCCCGAAGATATTTAATGTTCATCTTGTCTCTTTGTTTTTCTTGCAGTCGCGCCTGGAATATTTGCGCTTGTTCCTCGCTCATATTTTCGGGAGGGTTAGACATTTCAATGTCATCGCGTATATCAAAGAATCTTCCACGCCCGAAAGTCGCTTCCTCAATTTCAGCAACACTGGATTCAATAGCCTGAGAAGTTGCCGGGGAGATTATCTGACTTCTCTCACTGGCTCTCGTTTTGTCATTAGGGTCGTAAATTCCCCGCCAAATCCGGTAATATTCTTTGAACGTCTCTTCATAATTTTGTTCGTAATGGTTACGCCACTCACTCACCTGAGTCATTACCCAAGAACTTAAACCCGCATCTTCAAAAAGCCTTAGCTCTACATCGTCATTTTTAGCCATATTAGTAACCCGCCACCGAATCTATGAATTCGTAGTTGTCCTGCTCAAAGTCCTGCGCGTAAGGCACATTTGCCATTTGGTCTATATAAGCCAGCGCATCTATCGTGTCATCGTGCGTCAGCGGATCAGGGAATTGATACAGTTCATCTAAAAATGTCTCATTCCACGAACCCTTGTTTAATTTGATAATCCCATTCTCAAACCGACCCTGTAACGCCCACATCACCCGGTCTGTTTTATTCTTGTTTCCATGCGTCAATTCTTCTACTCGGAAGTATCTTGCGTTCTGGCGCATCAAATCCAATAACGGAGACATCACCGCCTGCTTTGCAATGCCTCGCTCAATACCTACCGAAACAGGCTCATAATCCCTCACAGCCTGGAATATCTTCATTGCTGTCTCGTTTAAGTCCCAACGACCAGCAATTATGTCCTTTACCCACCAGCCCTCTTCGCTGACCTTAACGATAGCAATGGCCGTGTTATCTAAGTGCTTTTTCTTTTTCTTGTGGCTCTGCCCAA